TAACATCTGTTTCTATTTGTTACGGCTAGGTGATATATGAGTGCTCCTGCTGAATTAGAAACCGCTAGGGAGTTAGCAACACATGCTAATGAAATCAAACATTTACAAGCAGATATGGACAAAATGGTTAAAGATATGGAAGAGATTAAACAGACTCTTTCCAAAATTAATGATACATTGTCAGCTGCTCATGGTGGTTGGAGAATGCTACTTGCCGTTGGCAGTGCCGCTAGTATTGTTGGTGGATTAGTAGCTTGGTTTATTGAACATGAAAGCAAATAATTATGCCTAGCAAATCTAAAGCACAACATAACTTGATGGAAGCGGTAGCTCATAGCAAATCTTTTGCTAAAAAGGTTGGTATTAAACAATCAGTAGGTAAAGAATTTGCAGCTGCAGACAAAGGTAAAACTTTTAAATCTGGTGGGTTATATGCAAACATTCATGCTAAGCAAGAGCGTATTGCTCATGGTAGCGGTGAAAAAATGCGTAAGCCGGGATCTAAAGATGCACCAACTGCTAAAGACTTTAAAGATTCTGCTAAAACAGCAAAGCTTAAAAAAGGCGGTCCTACTTTATCTGTGGGTAGAGGTGAAAAATTACCTACTGATAAAGGTGCTGGACTTACTGCAAAAGGAAGAGCAAAATACAATCGTGAAACAGGGAGTCATTTAAAAGCTCCTCAGCCTGAAGGTGGTGCACGTAAGAAGTCTTTTTGTGCACGTATGTCAGGTATGCCAGGCCCAATGAAAGATGAGAATGGCAAGCCTACACGGAAAGCTGCATCATTAAAAAGGTGGAAATGCTAATGAAACATGATGATATTAAAGAAGATAAGAAGCTTATTAAAAAGGCTTTTAGTATGCATGACAAACAATTGCATGAAGATAAACACACTGATCTATCAAAACTTAAACAAGGTGGAAGCACTATGAAACGCAAACAAATGAATCCGGCTATGGCAATGATGGCTGCAAAAGCACTTGGTGCTCCAGCTCCAGCAGTAGCTAATCCAATGGCAGCAATGGCACCTCCAGCTGGCGCTCCAGTTCCAGGCATGAAGAAAGGTGGTAAAGCAATGGCTAAAGAAACAATGGGTCCACGCACTATGGCAGAAGACGTAGAAGCCGGCTCTAATAAACTAGGTAAGTTTGGTCAATCTAAAGTTCAAAAACGTGGCATGACACGTGGTACAAACCTTGGTGACAGTGGTAAAACCATTGGCATTGAAGGCGGTGGCATGAAAAAAGGTGGCAAAACTAAATGTATGGCATCAGGCGGTTCAGCATCTAGCCGTGCAGATGGTATTGCATCTAAAGGTAAGACTAAAGGTAAATGGTGCTAAATCATGGCTGATGATAAAAGCAAAAAGCTAGAGAATTCAGAATACGTAAGAACGTTAACTGAAAAGCGCCAAGCTAATCCACAAGACTTTGCAATGCAAAAGTCTCAATATGAATCCGCAGTTAAACAGGATGCAGATAAGTCTCAGCCTGGCACTATGGAGATGTTGGGTAATTTAGCTAAGAGTATTGTTGGTAAAAAAACTGGTGGCATGATTAGCCATGTAGAGCATATTCAAAAAACAGCTGGTGGCACACACCATTCTGAGCACTACAAAAAGCATGCTGGTGGGCACAAACTTCATAACGACCATATTAAAGAGTTCGGAAAGAAATAATCATGGCAAAGGCTAAGAAACCATCTTCTTGGGATAGTGGCACTCCAGATCCTTATGATTGGGCTAAAGTTCCATCTACTGATATGGGTGGTAAAAACTTTGGTGTAAAAGGCAATGCACGTGGTGCTAATTCATGGCGTGATAGCACACCAACAAAAGCTGATCGCAAGGAAGCAAGCAAGATTGTAGATGAAGCTATTAGAGGTGATCGTACAGACTTTAGCAATGAAATGATTGCACCTAACTTTGCTCCTATTGCTCCTGATCGTCCATCTGCACCTATGACAGAGACTGCGCCTTCAGCCGGTGGTTTATCAGCATCTAATGCAATGCCAGAACCAGTGCCACAAGCTCCGGCTCCAGCTCCTGCACGTAGAGGATTCTCTGATTTATCTCCACAAGAGCAAGCAGTAGCATCTATTACGCATCAAGGCTACAAACGTGGCGGTACTGTTAAAAAAGTTGATGGCCACACAAGTGCTAAAGATGCAATTAAAAAGCATAGCGGTGGATTTAAGCACCATGCAGACCACATGAAATCACATGCAGCCGGCTTTAAACCATTCCATGAGCATGTTCAAAACATGTGCGGTGGTGGTATGTCTAAAGGCAAAAAATAAAATGGGTGGTTCATCAGCAGCTCCAGTATCTGCAAGAGATAGTTTCCAAGGCTATAATGCCGGTTACAATTTCTCTCCGTACTCTACTGGAAGCCAAACAAACAATCCTTTTGCAAATACGCAATTGGGAAGTTTGGTTAATAACTTTTTAGGAATGGCTGGAAATAATGCTCCGCAGCAATATGGATCATATGCACAACCATCTGCACCACAGCAGTCTTATGGTTCTCCATATGCATTTCAGCCTTATGGCGCACCATCTGCAGGACAGCCAAGCATTGGTGCTGGAAACTTTGATGGCCAACAAAACATGGGTGCTGGACAACAACAGCAATATCAGCCATTTCATATGGCATATAGCAATAACTCTAATACGCAGAATCCTAGCCAAATAACAACGCCTTACGCACCTCAAGGAACATTTGGTGGGCCATCATCTTATGGCATGGGTCCAGGTACTGCTGGCTTTGGTTTTGGTAATGGCGCTACTAGAGTTCCTGATACAGATAGTCAAACAGCCGGCCAATTTAATCCGGATGTAATGCAGACAAATTCACAACCAACTAATGGCCAACAGAACTGGATGCATTCACAAGATGGCTTTAGTGGCTGGGGACATGATGACTGGGATCAATGGCATCAAAACCAATCAAATTCATCACCAGGATTAGCAACACCAACTGCAGGATTAGGTGCAATTAATGCATCAAATACTAATCCGCCAAACCAAATTTCTACAACAGGAACCATATAATATGAGAGCTTCACGTGGAATGGGCGATATTAACCCAAGCAAAATGCCAGGCAAAAAGATTATCCATCGCAAGGATCATCCTGAAGATGTAGAGGTCTACAAAAAAGGTGGTAAAGTAGGTAAGAAAAATTGGATTGGTGATGCAATCCGCAAGCCAGGTTCATTGCATAAAGAGCTTGGTGTACCGCAAGGCGAAAAGATTCCAGCTAAAAAGCTTGCTAAAGCAGCAAAAGCGCCTGGAAAACTTGGCAAACGTGCTAGACTAGCAGAAACATTAAAAGGTTTAAAATAATGAACATCTACTGTGGATTTGAATTGATTAGTGGTTTTATGATTGGTTTTGAATTTGCAGAAGATGAAACCATTAATTACATCATCATAGACCTTGGCATTGTACGAATTAATATAAATTGGGATAAGTAATGGCTGTTACCACAGGCACCTCCGTATTTAATCTAAACATGAATGACCTCATTGAGGAGGCATTTGAACGTGCTGGCCTAGAGGTTCGTACCGGCTATGACTTTAGAACAGCTAGACGCAGCATTAATTTGCTTACTATTGAGTGGGCAAATCGTGGCATTAACTTATGGACGATTGAAGAAGGCCAGATTCCGCTTAATACTGGACAGGTTAAATATCCATTGCCAGTAGATACAATTGATTTATTAAGCCAAGTAATCCGCACAGGAACGCTACAAAATCAAGTTGACATCAACATTAATCGTATCTCTGAGGATACGTATTCAACCATACCAAATAAGCTTGCCCAAGGGCGCCCTATTCAAGTTTGGATTGATCGTCAATCAGGAAATACAAACCCAACATCATCTACGCTATCTGGCAACATTTCTGCAACAGATACCACTATTACGTTGAGCGACACATCTAACATTGCAGCATCTGGTTATATTAATATTGATAGTGAAATCATTTACTATCCAAATGTAAGCCAAACAGGCAATCAGTTATTAAACTGTTATCGTGCACAGAATGGTACGACTGCAGCATCACATACATCTGGTGCAGCAA